TTAGGAAAGCTCGTGGTAGGCGAAGGAGTCCTTGCCCAGGTGCACTTCCTTGCCCTCCTTGATGAGCTGGCGGTACTCGGCGGTGGCCGTGAACACCACGTCGGAAGAGGAGTTCAGGCCCGTCTCGCAGGAATCCTGGATGACGCCGATGATGAAGCCGATGCCGACAACCTGCATGGCGACATCGTTGCTGATGCCGAACAGCGCGCAGCACATGGGGATGAGCAGAAGCGACCCGCCGGCCACGCCCGACGCGCCGCAGGCGGACACGGCGGCCAGCACGCACAGGATGACGGCCGTCACCGGGTCGACCGCCAGATCGATGGTCTGGCAGGCGGCCATGGTCATGACCGTGATGGTAACCGCCGCGCCGGCCATATTGATGGTGGCGCCCAGCGGGATGGACACCGAGTAGTTGTCCTTGTTCAGGCCGAGCTTACGGCACAGCTCCATGTTCACCGGGATGTTGGCGGCAGAGCTGCGAGTGAAGAAGGCGGTGAGGCCGGAGTCCTTCAGGCAGCGCAGGACGAGCGGATAGGGGTTCTTGCGGGTGCAGATCCACACGATGAGGGGGTTGGTGACCAGCGCGATGATGAGCATGCAGGCCACGAGCACCAGAATGAGGTGGCCGTACTCGGTGAAGATCTCCAGGCCCGAGGTGCTCACCGAGGCGTACACCAGGCCCATGATGCCGAAGGGAGCCAAATTGATGACCCAGCGCACGGCCTTGGAGACGGCGTCGGAGATGGCGGTGAACACTTCCTTGGTGCGCTCGCCGGCGGCGCGCAAGGCGATGCCGAGCACCACGGCCCAGGCGAGGATGCCCACGTAGTTGGCGTTCATAAGCGCGTCCACCGGGTTGGCCACGATGTTCATGAGCAGCGTGGTGAGCACTTCTCCGATGCCCTCGGGCGCGGCCTGCTCCACCATGGATGAGGTGTCGAGCGTGAGGGACGTCGGGAAGATCTCGCTGCCGATGAGGGCGACAATGGCCGCGACAAGCGTGCTGATGACGTAGAGCACGACGACGGTCTTCATGGTGCCGGCGCCCTGGGCGTTGCAAAGGGCACTGATGACCAGGAAGAACACGAGCACGGGGGCGACGGCCTTCAACGCGCCGACGAACAGCGAGCCCAGAAGCGTGATGATGTCAGTCCAAGGCTGCACATTCGGGATGAGCAGCGCCAAGACGATGCCAACGGCAAGGCCAACGAGAATGCGCTTGATGAGGCTGATCTCGTTGTACTTCCTAAATACTGCGGGGACTGCCAAGGTAATTCTCCTTTGTCTTCGCGCGCCTCTGACAAGGCGCGTCACGGCCGCACGACCCAAACGGAACACGGGCGGGAAATGGTGCGGGCGAAAGGACTTGAACCTTCACGGGGGTTGCCCACCAGAACCTAAATCTGGCGCGTCTGCCAATTCCGCCACGCCCGCACTTCTGCGGTTGCCGACAAAACAGCTTGCCGGATTGGTTAATAATAGCAAAGAAACCCAGAATGCGAGGTCACAATTCTCATGAGGTGATTGCTCCACGGGAACGGCACTGGAAAAGAAAACGAGCCCGCCGAAGCGGACTCGTAAAATTCTGGCTCCCCCGTTTTCCACCTCATCGAACCACAACAGCCCCACTTCGTAGCGCACTCAAGATGTGGAGCATCCGTGTACGTCATGTCAAAGGGCATAGGTATCAGTCTGTCAATAAGGGCAGCCTAACCGAGCAGGGTACATTAAACGCCTTAATGGAAGAGAAGAAGTAGAGTAAACAAAAAATCGCCCCTCCCCCGCGACCGCGAGAGAGGGGCTTTCCACCGGGCGTGACAGCTTGCGGATGTGCGCCCGAGAATGGATTAACTTATAAGTTCATTAAAGAGCCAGGTCGCCGTTCTTGTTGACCTCGACGCTCGTCAGCATCCGGCAGTCCGGCCCGAAGGCGTACCACTTGCCGGCGATCTTGAGGCAGCACGACTGGGCCGCGTAGCCGTTGGAATCGAACCAGTACCAGGCGTCCAGCTTGAGCCACCGGTTCTTCGGCCAGGTGCCGTCCCCGTTGTCGTACCACCAGCCCCTGTCGTTGCGCTTCCACTTGCCCACGGCTTTTCCTCTCCCGATGCCGAACGCCGCCAGGATGCCGGCGGCAACCTCGTCCATGTCCGCGATGATCGTCTCTCGGTCGCCCTTGTTGTCGATGAAGCAGCACTCCAATAGGCGGTAGTTTATTCCCTGCGCCTGGGCGCGGTTCAGGTTCGCGAGGTTGTTCCGCTTGACCAGCTTCTCGGAGCGGCCGGGGAACTTCTTCGAGATGTAGTCGGCAAGGGCCTTGTCGTTCGCGTCAGCCGACAGGTCGGCGTCGATGATGACGTGGCCGCCCCTGGCGCTGCCGTTGGCGGCGTCCAGGTGCAGCTCCACGACGGGATTCCGGCCGACCTTCTTCTTCAGCGCGGAGTTCACAAGCCCCTGGGCGTACCAGTTCTTCGAGGTGTCCAGCACCTCCACTGACGCGCCGCCCAGCGCCTTCATGCGCTTGGCGAGTCGGCGCACCAGATCGGACTCGGTCTCGCCGCCGCCGGAGCTGCCGGGGTCGCCGTTGCCATGGCCGCAGATGACGTACAACTTCATACCCTAAGCCCCCTTCGGCAAGGTCTCGTCCTCTTCCACCTCAACGGCGATGCCGGGGCGCTCCGGCTCGTGGGGCTTCAGCCGCTTCACGACGGGGAGGGACGCGATGTCGGGGTTCAGGACGCAAAGGTTCTCCAAGATCGAGACGACCTCGGTCGCCACGACGAAGGTGCAGACAGCTCCAACGGCGGGAATCTCGGGCACGGACACGCCCGCACCCGCCGTCTCGGCGTTGAGCCACACGCTGCCCACCTCCCAGACGGCGGCCAGGGCGATCAGCCCGAAGAAGCCCGCCTTGTGCCAGAGGCCGGCGCGCATCTTGCCCGACTCGATGGCGTGATCCTTCGCGGCCCCGGCGAAGCCCGTGAGCATGTCCATGGCGATCATCACCGCCGCGACGGCGATGGGGTGCCAGTCGATGACTCCCATTAGGCCCCATCTCCCTCGGTCTGCCCCTCTTCCAGCTTAGCCGCCACGGCCTCGCGCCAACGGGCGGGGACGTCCCCGAGGGCCATCTTGCCGGCCTTGATGAGCCTCACGTACACGGCTGCCATGCTACTCACCCCCCGCGATGATGCCCGCAAGCTCGGCCAGGGCCTCGTCGGTGCCGTCCAGGCGGGTCGTGACCTCGGCGTTGGTCGCCTCCTGGCCCTGCTGGGCCGATGCGAGCGACTGCTGGCGCTGCTCAAGGCGCTCAAGGGTCGCCGCCGTGTCGGGGGCGAGGACGCGCTTGGCCGTGACCTCGCAGTAGCCGTCCATGGCCTTGACGCCCGTGACCGTGTGGTCTGGGTAGACCGCCACCGTCTCGCCGTAGTTGGTCACCTTGAGCACCTGGCCGTCGAGCGCCGTGCACTCCGTCAGCTCCGCCTCGCAGTAGAGCACGAGCGAGCCGCCGCGCTCGACGGGGCGCGCCTTGAGCGGGATGCCGTTTACTTTCATGTTTCCTCCTCAGTGGATTCTCTTGATTGTAAGTTTCTCGATGTAGCGCACCTTGCCGGTTCCAGTTCCTAAGCCATACGACGCTATTGGCAGTACGTCGATGTTGCCTGATCCAGCTTGACTTGCGCCTGTCTTCATATTCCTGGTTCCCGGGCCGTACAGGTACGTATTCCCGCCTCTCTCGATTGTCCCTAGGCTTGTTTTAACCTGCTTCTCGACAAGGCCGTCTGCCTCGGTGAACGCTCTGTACTTGCGTATGGAGCCGCTGGAAAGCTCAATCTCGATCACCTCACCGGTAGGGTGGCTGCTGACCGATCCAACCCATATGCCAATCGGATCATCGTCTCCAGGGCCTACTACGCCGTTTTCCGTGGCGATGCGCCCAGTAACTGTCTGGCGGTAGAGGCCGTCATCGGACACGTACACTCCGTTTGAGTCCGAAGATAGAAACGTTCCGCTCGTCACCGCGCACGACACGAACTTCAGATTCGTTGAGGCGTTGTTACTGTTGGATGTGTGCCCATTGATGGTCGCCTCCCACACCATCTCGGCCGTGGCGACGTCGTTGTCCAGCACTTCCAACAGGCGGGACGGGTCGTCTCCAACCATGTCCTCCCAGACGTGCGAGTGCTCAAGCGGGGCCGTCCCTGCCGCCAGCACCCCGAGGTTCCCGACTACGGCGGGTAGGCATTGAGGCTGCCCCCCCCCTCGATGATTTCGTTCATCCTGAATCCTTTCTAGATGATCCTGAGCAAGGTGAGCCTCGCGCTTGCATCGCCGACGGGCAATCTGATGAGATCCGACTCTGTGCCTATGGTTCTCGTTGTCGAGATGACGAAAAACACCGTCTCGCCGACCGATGATCGAGGACTCGTGATCGAACTGCTGCTTGTCCGGTACGACGGGAGCAGCGCGATATTCGGGTTTGTGTTGGACTCGCTGGAGTAGAGTTGCAGCTGGCACCAGCCCTCGAAACTCTCGAGCTTCGCCATATACACGCCGGGCGTAATCGTCACTCCCGTATCGGAGACCTTTATACCGACGCTTCCGCTGCCCATCGATCTGTCGATGTCGATGACGATCTCGGGCATGGCCTCCAGCCGCTTGGCCTCGATCCTATCGTCCAAGCCCATCACGTCCTCTGCGGTGTGGCAGTGCACCACGTCCGCCTTCCCGGACAGCCCGAGGGCGAGGTCTCCGACGGTCGCGGGGATGGCGCTGACCCCCCCCCCCGCTCATTTGCAAATCTTCCATGGTTTATCTCCTTACGCGAGTTTCCTGAGCTTGACCCTCGTCGTCACCGTGGTGACTCGCCCGCCCCTGTCAGAGGCTTGGTCTCCTCTCACGTACAGACGCGCCTTCGTGTTTTCGCCGACGCCGAAGCTGGTTTCACTGTTAGCGATCAGCAGGCCAGTTACTGATTTCTTCATGGTCTTTTTATTCAGGGAAAAATTGATACTAGAGACGCCTTTGACCGCATCCCCGCTGCTCGATATCTTGTCGCTGAGAATCATCCACGATTGTTGCGTGTCCGGAAAACTCAATGACACGGCACATAATGCATACTGCTCGCTATCGGGAATTGGTATGTCGACGGATGCAGAGGTCTCTGCGCATATCGCGTACACCCCGGGCTCGATCGGGTCGACCTGGTAATACTCGGTCTTGTTGTACTTGGCCGTGCAATCGAACTCGATGACGCGCAACCCGATGGATGCCACCGAGTCGTCGAACCCAGCGATGTCCTGCGGCACGTGCATGTGGTCGGCCCTCGCGCTGGCCGCGCTCACGATTGCCGCGTCCCCTATGGACGCTGGTAGGCTACTCGGCTGCATCTGCCACCTCCTGCTCGTAGGTCTTCCAATCGGTCTGCCAGCCAGCGGGCTCTACGTCGGTGTAGCCGAGGTAGTAGCGGAGCTGGTCGGGGGTCAGTCGGGTCGGGTTCTCCAGGGCGTGGATTCGATTGCTCAGATATCCCGCCGTAGTCTCGTCGAGCGCCGAGGCGATTAGGCCGATATTCGCATCGACATACCTTCCAAGAGAGTCAACGGCTCTGAGCGCTTGGCGTCGAGCCTCGTCCACGACCGCAGACATATCGATATCCTCAAAAGGAGAGCAGTAGGGGCACACTGAGGTGCCGCGCTCGTCAGTTACGGTGCCGTCCTGGATAGATTCGGCACCACTTGGCATCGTGACGTATCCGAGTCGCAACTCGTGAACTGCACCCTCGATCACGGGATCATCGGGAGTGCTCCCGGAGGTCTCCGCAACTCTGACGAAGATTCCTCTGGCGTCGTCGTTGTCGTCAAGACGCAGCATAACCGCATAGGTTACTATCCCACGAGGCGGCTCTGAGCACAGAACAATGTCCATACCGCCGTCGTCGAAAACGCCGCCGATGCCACCGTCGATGATTCCGACGCCATGCGACACGTTCAACGTGTAGCCAGTTCCAACGGACAGCTTGAGATTGTCGGCGGGACTTGGCCATACGCCTGTCGTAAACATTTTATCAAGGGTTCTACGCAAAAGACGCGCGCCGACAGCCCTGTCGTATAGCGGATAGCCCTCGTCGTCATAATCGTCGTTGAAATCGGAATCAAACGGGAACGATTCCAGGAGCGCAACAGTTCCGTTTGCCATAGATCACCTCTCTTTCTCGCTCAAACGAGCGCATTTCTTTGCTCGTGAGTCAGCAATTCGTCTCCGATGATCGGTCTGATCTCGGCCTTGTCGGCATCGTAGGTCTCGTCGATGCCGACAATGACGGCCTCGCTAGAAAGTCCCAATGCGTTGACGGCCATATCGACCCTATCGCCCAGATCCCATCTTTCCATGTAGTCTTCGGGGCTGAGGGTACCTGTATCGAAGTTGACTACAGCACCATAGTTTGCCCTGAGATGGTCGATTCCTCGATCTTCGAAAGTTGCGATGTAGCTCGCGTACTTTGCCTTGACGTCAGAAATCGATGGCATCTCGTCAACGACACCACGCGGCCATTCACCGTCGAAATCGGGCTTTTCATTGCGAATGTCCAGGTACACCTCGGAGTCGTTCAGCCCATCGGCCAGCCGCGCTATAACGTACCCACGCGAGTGCTTGTAACGAACCGCATATCCCTTTAGGGCACCTGGATCGATTGGAGACGTGTAGTCGTTCTCAATCTTCGAGCGGGCATTCAGGACTGATTTCTCGTAGACAGAGACAACGTCTACCGGCTCTTCGAAATCATAGAGGACATAGCATGTATTTCGGTAGTTGGACGTGTCGATCGATGCGGAGTAGTCCCAGAGCGTTCCCCATTCGTCGGAGAACACGGCCCACGGATTGAGCGACTGTGACTGCGTGCGGTCTACGCCCTTCCAAATCTCGAAAAGATAACTGTCCTGTTCGAAGTTGTACACGATTCGGCATGAAGCGTCGTCGGATTCCAACTCGGCGTAGACGAGATCGCCGAGGCGCTTGAGCGATGGGTTGATGGCACGTTTCGAGCACGCGAATATCGGCTCTGCGTAGTGCATGGTGTCTTGGAAGAACATCTGCACGTAGTCTGTCAGATGCACAGCGACATCGTCGGCCCTTGACGAGTCTCCGAGTTCTGTGCGCTGCCAAGGGCCTCTGATCTGAACCTTGCTCCAGCCTTCGTCTGTGCTTGTCCTCCAATTTTTGAGCCTGGTGAAATACTTGTATTCCTCCGTCTGCTCGTACTGCGACGCCACCTTCTCGCGAGTCGCCACTCCCGACGTTCTGAACCACGGGCCGTCAGGATCGTCGTTCCATTTCCTCCACGTGCTCCCGGACGCGTCTGTGACCCACGTAGACCACTCGCCCGTGTCAGGTGTCGTGGCCGAAGTCCCATCAAATCCAATGCTGTAGAGATGGCTGCCGTCGTCGTCTGTGTCTGTGTAGAGGTAGTAGTTCGGTGTATTGCGGTACTCAATCGGATGGACGGTGTAGGTCGCTCCGGTGAGATCGGTTACCGTGACCGACCCGTCGCCATTGGCAACCGACGATGCAAGCGGCTTCTGCACGTGGTTTACGGGATCGTACCCGGAAAGCTCTCCGCTTGGCCCTTCAGTGTAGATGAAGCCGCCGCTTGACGCCCACGCCTTCGGATCGTCCCTCGGTGCCGGATCGAACGATCTGGTTGGCGGCGGGGTGTACTTCCAGTTAAAATCTTCGACATCCTCGACGAGGAACACGAAGTCGTTAAGCCTGCCCTCGAGAAAGAACCCGCTAAGTGTCACAATGTCAACTCCAGCAGATGCTTCCGAGTTGAAGTCGTCGTCATCTGTCTGCACCTTCTGGATTATGCCAGTTTCTGGCCTATCGTCGCAATAGATATAAGCCCATGACGGATCGTACACATCGCGTGATACCTGCATGGAGAACTGCCCGGGCTTGCGAAACCTGCGCGACCATTGCAGCGATGCGTAAGGAATTGACCCGCTCGCTCTCCGCATCCGAGCGTCGAGAGCGAACACCTCGAGATTTTCCATGATGTCACACCCCCAGATAGAGACGGTGGAAGAGAACGCGAACTTCAGCAAGCGCCCTGCTGTCTTGGTTGTCGCAATCGAAGCGGAACTTGTTTTTTCCGACCTGCATTTGCATCCCAGTGAACTTGCTGTCCCGCGACGCCAGAGCGATGGCGTTGACGCCGTTAACGGTAACTTTCGGTGGAGATGACTCGAAATCGATGATGGCGACATCCCCCTCGACAAGGACGGTGTTTAGCTGAACGAACTTTCCGTCCTTGTCGATCTTTGGGTTGACAATCTCGCCCTTGGCCCTGATCTCGACGCGGTACCAGCATGGGACATCGCCGGTGTTCCACACCGTGTTGAGCCCGGAATAGACAAGCTCGCTGACGACGAACCCGGCGGGATGGTCTCGGGGGCGCCTCTTGTCGCTCGCGAGGTGCGAAACGAACGGGAAACCGAGTCGCGGGGTGGAGGATCCGAATGGACGTTCGTTGCGGTCGGCGTCGCGGTAGTAGACGTCCATTGACAGGATCGTGAACTTGATCGTGGGCATGATCGATGCGGCGTTGTCCTCGATGGCGAACGCCAGCAGGTCTCCTTCGTACCACCTAGTGACTCCGAGATAGGTCTTGTACACCCGGAACTCGTACTTCGGGTTGAAGAAGGAGATTGCGCGCGCCCTCACCTTCGCCTCCGGCTCGCTGCCGAAATAGTAGGCGGTGACCGTCCGATCCTTGTCGTCGAGCCTCTTCGACACGCGCGCCACGCCGTCGCGGATGATGTTCGGAGACGTCTTGACGGTCTGATCGAGCGTCGCCCATTCCGAGGAATCGCCCTGTTCGATGCCCCATCCTGAAGATGCGCCGTCGAACACCATCTGCGCGCCGTCGCTCCTGACGACGCGCATCGTGATATCGTCAGCCATTGCGATCACCGGCCAAACCGTAGGTGCGGCTGATCCTCAGAGCGCGGACAACGTCTGACGGCGATTTGACGCCGTAGAAGTTGTTCGTCTGGCCCTGGTTGGCCGCCATGGCCTCGATCAGGCGATCCACATCGTCTCCGTACTCGCGATTGCGCTCGAATGATGCGTCGATGTAGCCCTGGAGCTTGCTGATGGGCAGGACGGCCTCGGGGCCGGCCTCTCCACCGCCCATGAGCTTGTCTCCAAGCGCTCCGAAGATGGTCGGCCTGGTGAGGATCGCTCCGTTGGCGTACCATTTGATACCGAAATGCGGAACCGACGGAGGATTGAGGCTGAAGCTGCCCTCTATGTAGGGGTGCGGTAGCTTCAGATCTGGAAGCTTCCACGAGAAGTTGAAGAACCCTTTGATCTTGTCGATAGCCCCCTTTACGGTACTGACGGCGGCCTTGATCGGAGTCTCGATGGCAGATTTGACCGCGTTCCAAACCGACTCCGCAGTAGATTTGACAGCATTGAACTTTTCCTGAACGACACTCACACCGGCGGCGACGACAGACGTCACGGTAGACCATGCGGCCTGGACTCTGCTGGAAACAGCGCCCCAGCAAACGTCCCATACCGCCCTGACCATCTGCACCTTGTCGCTCACCCACGAGTGCACGGCGTCGATTCCGGCACCGACGATGGACGTTATGGCGCTCCATGACGACGATGCGGCCGTGGATATGGCGCTCCATCCAGCGCTCCACAGCGCAGATAGAACCGACAGCTTCTCGCTCAGCCATGATCCGATGGTATCAAGGCCTGCGGACACGATGGAGAAGATCCCGTCCCATGCGGCCTGGAGGTAGACGCCGAAGTTCTGCCAGACGAAGTTCCATGGGACGAGCAAGAGTTCGACGCCGGCAGATATGATCTCCTGGACGAACATGATGCCGACCTGGACGGCGTTGCAGATGGCGTCCCATCCCTGCTGCGCCGCTGCGGCCACGTACTCCCACACGCCGGAGACGGTCTCGCCGAGCTTGGTAAAGAAGTCGCCGACGGGCGCGATGACGTTCGCCATGAACCAGTCGGCGGCGGCCGATGCGGTCTGGCAGATCGAGTCCCACAGTCCTGTCCAGAAGTTGCGGAACTCTTCGCAGTTGTTCCACAACAAAATGAACGCGGTCACGAGCGCCGCTATCGCAGAAACGATAAGAACAACGGGATTCATGTTCATGGTGATGTTCAGGGCCGCCATAGCACCCGTAACCGCCTGGATGGTTCCAGAGATGGCCATGGCGGTTCCGAGCACGCCGAACGCGACGGCGACTCCGGCCACGACCGGCCCGAGCCATGAGAAGTTGTCGCTAGCGAAGGCGAAGAACTCGCCGAGGGCTGGCTGGATAACGTCGACCAAAGGCATCAGGATCTCGCTCTCGAAGCGCCGCTTCAGCCCCTCGGCCTGGTCTGCCACGTTGTCGTATCGTATCTGGTCGATCTCGTCCATGGTGCCTGCGGTGTCTGCCGCAGCGCCCATGAGGCCGAGCATCGCCTCCATGCCGTCTCGTCCCATGTCCTCCCACATCGTGCCGAACAGATCGACGCCGGCGGTGTTCTGCTTGATTGGATCTTCCATGGCGAGCAGCGCGTTTACCGTCTCGATGGTGGCGTCTCGCGCCGTGTCGCCGCCCGCTGCGATCCTCGCGGCGAAGTCGTCGGCCGAAAGCCCCATCAGCTCGAAGCCCTCTTTGGAGGAATCGCTCATGTCGATGGCGCGGATCGAGAACTCCTTGATGGCGTCGCCGGCCTTGTCGGTGCCGTTGAGGAACGTCTTTGATCCTGCAGCCATGGTGTTGAACATATCCTCGGCCGACAGCCCCAACTGCTCGTAGTAGACCGAGTACTCGGACACGGCGTCGAGCCATTCTCCGTTGGCGTTCAGGCCCTCCTGGCAGCCGGCGGCGAGCATATCGTAGGCCGCCTTGCCGTCGTAGCCGAACTGGGTCATGAGCTGGTTGGCCGCCTTGATGGACTCGTTGACGTCGATGTCGAAGGCGTCGCGCAGGATGATCGCCTGGGTGGTAAGCTCCTCGAAGCTCTCGGTGCTGAGGTCGTTGCCCAGCACCGCCACCACCTCGCGGCCCGCGTCCGCGATGTCCTCCAGGCTGTCGCCGTAGTTGCTGGCGTAGATGCGCTTCAGCGCGTCCTCAAGCTCGCCGAACTGCTCGGACGCATAGCCGCCGAAGGCGGTCTTGATCTTGCTCGCCGCCGTGTCGGACTCGACCACGAGCCTTTTGACGGCCTCGGTAGCGGCGTCGATGGCGGCCTCGCCGAAGTCGGCGAGCATGGTGCCGGCCGCCAGCTCCTCGATGGAGTTCTTCCCGTCGAGCGCCGAGTCGGCCATGTCGTACAGCGATCCGGTCAACTCGTCGCAGGCACGCTCGGCATCGGCGAGCCGGCCCTTGCTGTCGTTCAGGGCCGCGTTGGCCTCGCGCAGGGCCGACTCCAGCTCATTGGCCTCGTCGGACGTCCGGCCGTACTGGACGACCGCGCCCTTGTACTCTTCGGCGAGGCGGGACACCTCGGCCTGCTGCTCGTCGATGGTCGCGTTCAACTTGCCGAGCGCGCTCTCGGCACGCTGCTCGGCCTCGCGCTGGCCGTCAAGGGCCTCGCTCACGGCCTCGATCTGGCCGCGCACCCGCTCCTGGGCGGTGCGGGCGGCGGTGATCTGGTTGGCGTAGCGCTGCGCCTCCTGGGAGTTCTCGCCCCAGATCTCGCGGGCCTTCTCCAGCTTGCCGTTCAGGGCCTCGATCTTCTGCGAGAGGGCCGCGTCATGCTGCACGAGCAGGTCGTGCTTCTTGGATAGTCCGTCGACGCTCTGGCCTGCGTTGGCCATCTGCGCTTCGTTCAACTTCAACTCGCCGCGAAGCTGAACCATGGAGTCTCCGGCCCTCTTGATTGCGGCGCTGAACTCAGATGTGTCGGCGCTGAACTTAATTTTGGCCTCGTCCTTGCCCGCCATTACGTCACCTCCTTTCCTTGTTGATCAAATGCTCGCGTTCGGCAGATATCCACTCGTCCCACGCCCTCTTGTTCTCGGCGAGAGTGAGAACAAGCGAGAAGTCGGCGCACCAGAACAACTCGTCCGGAACGCCGATCACGCCGACGACGACCGAGTAGAGATCCTCTATGCCGTCTAAAACGACATGAGGGGCTTTCACACGTCTGCCGCCGATGTTCTTCCTTATTCGGCTTGTCCGCTTCTCGAGGGGGCCACGGAATCCCTCATCTTTTTTGGGGCCGTTAGCCACTGAACCTCCTCGGCGATGGCGTTGGGGTCTTCGGGAAGGGCGAGCATGAAGTCGACGTTGCTCATTGCACCGTCGAGGCTTCCTCGGCCATCGAGCTGCCCGCACAGGTAGGCGACGTACAACACGTCGACTAGCTGGAAGTAGTCCTTGCCGCCGTTGAAGATGAAGTCGTTGAATTTGTCGTACTCGATCTTGCGCTCGGATCTGAGCCGGTAGAGAAGGGCGTTGTTGAGCGTGAGATCAACTTGCGAGCCGTCGTTCAGGACGAGTTTTCTTCGGGTGCTGAGCGATGCGTGCTTCATGTTCTTACTCATCGCCGCCGCCGATCACCGCGATGAGTTCAGGCTTGAATTTGGCGATGATGCCGGCAGCGCGCTCGGGAGTTACGCTGAAGCGGTCGCCGACGTGGCGGCGGATGCCCTCGTCCAGATCATTGAACTCTCGGAGGCAGATGACCGCCACCTTGCCGCCTGCTTCTGCCTCTTCGGGCGCGGGATGATCCACGCGATCGGTATCGGCAACCGCAGCAGCGAGCTTGTCGCCGTCGACGGTGATCGCATCAGTGGCTTGTGCCGCATTCGCATCGGCGGCATTGTCGGTTGCGACCTTATCGGCCGTGGTCTTACGGGTCGTGGTCTTCTTGGCGGTAGTCATGTTTAAGCCTCCGTAACGTGCACCATGGACGGGTCGAACGCCTTGAGCCAGCTCGTCTTCGCCGTATCGTCCTTGAGATCCAAGGCCATGGCCTCGTACATTCCGTTGTCGTAGTCGTCGGGCATAAACGACAGTTCCAATTCGATCTCGGCAACCTCCTCCGCGCCGTTCTCCACCTTGCGAGCCGGGCCGCTGGTGACGCTGCAGCGCGGCCACGCTTTGAACTTCTCGACGTCGTCCTCGTCGAATACGTCGGCTGTCAGGCAGAACTCAGGGTGAAGCGAGTTGCGCCCGTAGGCCTTCACTCCGTCGATGAGATTCTTGTCACCGTCGAGCGCGAGAGCGCGGACGTAGAGCGCCCACGGCATATGCAGCGTGAGCTTGATGGTTCCCGAGCCAGTTCCGCGCGTGCGCGTCTTCGCGACGACGCCGCGACACTTCTTGCTAACTTTCAGAACCTCGCTCGCCTCTTCCATGGAGCCGATGCACTTGATGGTTCCAACCTCGGGCTGCTCCGTCTCGGAGAGCGCGGGGAAGATCATGTGGAGGCGGCGCACCTCGTACTCCGAGAACACCGTCTCCGTGATTGCCTTTGCAGTCATTTACTGCTCCCATTCTCTTGTCAGCGCGGCGACGCAGCGCTCCATGATCGTCGGGGCGGCGGCCTGCGCGCCCCGGAGCATGAAGTGCTGGCCTCCGGCGTGGTTTCTTGTCTTTCCCCCGTCGTCGGGGAAGTAGAGGTATCGGAACTTGGCCGTCGTCGTGACGGTCACGGCCAGGTTCTCGTTCGTGCGGTAGACGGGCCACTTCGATTTCGAAGCGGACGCCGTGTGGCCCTTGAAACGGCGTCCCGACGGGTGGATGAGCGGGTTGATGCGACCGTAGATGAGCGGGCCGGCCTCATCGTGGATGACGCCGTTGACGACGTCCTCCGCGCCCTCGCCGTAGGCCCGCACGCGGACTTCGAGGTCGCGCACGGAATCGACGTCGAGCCGAAACCCGCTCATCGTTTCTCTGCCTTCGCCACGGTGACGATGGCCTGCTCCACGGGGTTTCCCGTGCCGGGGTTGATCGCGTACTCGTAGGAGATGCCGTCGATGCGCGCCCCGGGGATGGCGTCCAGCGCGTCCACCACGCGCTGGAGAACGTCCTCTGGCAGGTAGCACTCGCGGGTCACGGCCACGGTGTAGCGGCGCGTGCGCCCCGTCTTGTTGGCGCTCGGGTCGATGGACTCTCGCGAGTACACGGTGAAGTTCCAAGGATCGGCGCGCCTGGAGTCGAGGCCTATGGCGATGCCGTAGAACACGCGATCCTCGCCCGACCTCTCAAGCGCGTCGCTGATGGCCTCAAGAATCGGCTCCATCGCCTGCCACCTCCCCCAAAGGAGAGCCGCCGTCGAGGAACAGGTACACGAACGGGCCGTCCTCGTCGGCGTAGGCGACTTTGTACATCGCGCCGTCGATGACCGCGCGGCATCCGCTCCCGATGCCGGGGATGCGGTGGCACTTGATCTTCTGCGAGAGCGTGAAGCCAACCTTGTCGGCGAACTCGATGTCACGCTCGCGCTTCGACTCGCGCGAGAAGTGGAGGCGGGCGATGAAGTCCATGTCTTCGGCGCTCTTGGGCGCGATGGCAGCCCCGAACGGCGTTTTCCGGTCGGATCGCTCGCGGTAGAGGTCTGCCACCCCGTCAGCGAGCGTCTGCGCCTTCCGCTTCTTTTTCAAGGGCATACTGGATCACCTCCCATTTTCTGCGGCACTCCTCGATGAGGTCGAAGTAGGCCTCGTAGAACTCCTCCAGCGCGTCGTAGTAGGCGTACCAGCAGTGGTTCTCAAGCAGGATGTTCTCGGCACCGGGCACCAGAAACGAGAAGCCGGCCGAGTCGGGGATGCCGAGGCGGTCGCGCAGGGCCGCCTCGGCGTTGGGGATGAGTTCGTCGCGAACGCGGTGCGTCGTCTCGTCGTCGTCCCACGTGATCTTCAGCTTGCGCATCACCTGCTGGAAAAGCGCGCACTCCACCGCCGGGATCTCATCGGCGGCCATGGCCTACACGCTCGGCGTCTCTGCGGCGGCCTTGGTGGTCACCTCGCCGGAGACCTCGACGCCGCCGGGAAGCTCGCCGATGTTGCGGACGGTGAGGTAGGCCGGGTCGAGGTCGGAGATGTCGAGCACGATGAAGCTGGCATCGTCGTAGGGGCGTCCGGCTGCGTGCTGGATCGCCTTGAAGGTGCGGCAGTCGTCGAGGAACTTGAAGGAGTCGTCGTACTCGATGCCGTTACGGGAGCCGCCGATGCCGAGCTTGTAGAGCTTCGGGATTCCAAGGACGGCCTTGCCGGTCGGCACGGACGCGCAGGGGATGGGGTCGGTCGGGAACGGGAACACGTTGGACACGTAGCCGCCCATGGTTGACTGCACGGTGGTGGCCGGCATGATCTTCGTGAGGTAGTCGCTCATGTTGGTCACCAGGATCACCTCGTCGAATACTCGCTGGCGGCCCGTCGGGGTCTCGGCGAGATCTGCCAGAAGCTCGCCGTACTCGGCAGGGGCGAAGGACGTGACCTTGACGGCGGTCTTTGCGGGGTAGCCCGTCGTCTGGCTGAACGAACCCTCCGGGTCGCGCATCATGCCGATGGGCATATTGACGCCCGAGCCGTTGACGACGGCCTGCTCGAGACCGTAGAGCATGGACTCGGCCATGAGGGCGCGGATGAACGCGTCCACGAACTCCGGCCCCATGTCCAGAACGTCGAGCGGGATGATGCAGAAGGCGGTGTAGCGGCTCTGCTCCATGGAGATGACCTTGATAGCGCCCTCGATCTCCTTGGTAATGGCGTCGGTGACCTTGCCCCACGCGCCCATCTGGATCGAGGCGTCGTTCATAATGAACTTGGTGGCGTAGCCGACGTACTGCGAGCCGACCTTGGCGAGCAGCTTGCTCTCCTTCTGGATGTCCGAGAAGACGTCCTGGATGATGGTCGGCGGCATCAGGGTGTCCTGGTCGTTGGTGCCGATGATGTCGATGAACGCCTGCTCGGTCTTGGCGTCGCGCAGGGCCTGGGAGACCTTCTCGTACCACGCGCGCTCCTTGGCGGTCAGCACGCGGTATCCGCGCGACTCCATGGCAGCGGCGTCGATGTTGGGGCCGTACTGCTCGAACTCGGCGCGCAGCTCGTTGGCGATGGACTCGGAGTAGCCGGCCCAGGCGAGCGCCAGCGCGTTCGGGTCTGCGGTCTCCGAGAGCATCGCCTCGGCCAGGTGCTCGCAGGCCTCCATGTTGGCGAACTTGATGGTCATTTGGTTTCCCTTCTACTGGTTGATGGCATTAAAAAAGCGCCCCAGTCGCTGGAGCGCCTCTTTGGGCTTTTCCTCGTCGTCCCCGTCGTCGGGGTCGTCGGGGTCTTCGCCGCCGCCGGTGTCGTCGGCGACTTCCGGATTGTCCGGGTCTTCCGGATCTTCCGGGTCGTCCGGATCGTCGGGGTCTTCCGGGTCGGCCTCCTTGGCGGCCGCCAGCGCCACGAGGGCGCGCAGCGCGCACTGAGAGGGGCCGGGGGCTTCGTCGAACTCGTCCACGGAGGTGGCGAACCCCATCTCCACGGCGCGCCCGGGGGCAATCCACGTCTCGGCGTCCATGAGGGCCGTAAGCTCATCGGCGTCGATGGAGACGCGCGAGAGGTAGGCGGCCTTCGACGCCTCGGTGATGGCGTCCAGATCGTCTGCCTGCTTGCGAAGCTCGGCGGCGTTGCCCTCGCCGTAGGCCCACGCGTTGTGGATCATGAGCATCGACGCCTTGCGCATCACGCGCTCGTCGCCGGCCATGAAGATCACCGACGCGATGGAGCACGCCAGCCCGTCGCAGACGGTCTTGACGCGGGCGGCATGGCCCCGCAGGGCGTTGTAGATCGCAAGTCCCTCGGCCACCTCGCCGCCGTAGCTGTTGATGTGCACCTCGATCTCGTCAACGTCCCCCAGCTCCTCGAGCTGGGTGGAGAGGATCTTGGCGCTCATGTCGCTCTCGAGCCACGGGCGCGACGTGATGTCGCCGTAGATGTCGAGGCGTGCCTTTCGGCCCTCCTTCGCGAGAGAGAAGTAATGCTTCATTTCTCACCCCCTTTCCTGGATGACTTGGCGCAGCACCTCGTCGATGGGCCCGAAGTTTCGGGTGATGAGGTGCTGCTGGGACTCTTCCGTTCCGATGGTCGGCTGGTTGAGGTACTCCCGCAGCTCGTCCATGGAGTAGCCGGCCCCGAGCAGTTGCTGCACCGACGGGGCGCTGTCGAAGATGTCGATGTACTTGATGCGCGAGGTGTCCACCACGACCTCGCTCCCCCGGTACCATTCGAGGGGGTCGAAGAGCTTGGAGGTAAGCTCTTCGGAGATCTGCTTGGCGAGGGGCTTCACGGTGAACGTGAGGAAAACGCGCGTGATCTCGTCGAGGTTCGTCATGTTGCCGAACAGCATCGACTGGGGGATCTTGTAGATGCTCGCGACCAGCTCGAAGGCGTCCTTGCGGATCTTGATGAGGTCGTCGGAGGGGCACCCCTTCACGTCGATCTCCTTCAGCTCCTGGCCGCGCGTCTCGAAGTAGACGGCGTTGGCACCACGGATGAAAGTCTGCAGCATCTCGCGCGGGTCGTTCCGCTGCTGCTCGGCCGCCTTGTTGAACCGGCGGTCTCCCGAGCCTCCCTGCTCGACGGTCAGCTTCCACTTCGTCCCGGCCCCGGCCTGGTACCCGGCGACGGCAGATCCCATCATCTTTGCGTAGGACTCGAACATACCGTCAACGAGGCGCTTCACGCGCTGGTTTCCGAAGGTGAGGTAGATGGCCTCGCCCGGGCCGTAGCGGCGGCGGATCTGGAATCCGCTCACGGTGACGTTCTCGAACGTCGCGCGCCCGAAGTCGATGTCGGTCTTGTTGAATCCGTCGGCGAGGTACAGGCCGTTGCCGACGGGGACGATGAGGGCCTCTCCCATGGTCATGAGCCGGTAGATCATGCCGACCTTGAGCTGATAGGCGCTCATGACGGGGTTGGGGCGCAGGTTGAGCTTACGGTAGAGGTCGCCGCGCTTCGGCTCGCCCTCGACCATCACGCGCATCTCGCAGCTCGCGATGGAGTCGGCCACGTACCCGATGGCGGTGTCGGTGGCGGCCGCCTTGAAGTACAGCATGGCGGCGTCGTCCCCGAGGCTCGCGCCGTCGGCGGGCCTGATCTCGTCGGTCTTGACGCGGAAGTCGAGGAACTCAAGGACATTCACTAGGCACCACCTCCTAAACCACCAAAGGCTCGATGAACTCGATCTCGTTGCATTCGGGCAGCTCTCCTTCCTGGGTCATGGCCGCCACGAAGGCCATGAAACCGTCCGTCTTTCTCGATTTCTCCTCGATCTTCCCGTAGGTGAAGTTGCCGTGCGCGGCCGGAACCAGCTTCGCGTTGTTCGTGTACCAGCGCATGAGCGGGTTGTCGCCCCAGGCTATCGACTGGTTGAGGAAGAGCGAGTTGATCTTGACCTGCACGAGCATGATGTCGCTGGGACGCACGAGCTTGATGTTCTTCCGCTTCTTGTCGTCGAATCCGATGCCCTCAAGCTCGCGCTTGAGCAGCGAGAAGCGGTAGGAGTCGATGGAGACCCTCATGACGTCGTAGAGGCGCATTTGGTCGATCAGCCAGTCGGTCACGAGCCAGGGGGACACCTCTACGTCGTCCACGAATTCGAGGAGGCCGGCGGCCTCCCATTCGTCAAGTGGCGCTTTGATGCGCCCGAGATCTGCCGACTGGCGGCAGACCCACGTATGGCATATGGCGTAGTACTGCCCGTTCTCGCGGAAGAGCAGCACAGCGGCCACGAAGTCGTTTGTCTTGGCGAAGTCGATGCCGCAGATGCAGGGCCATCCGTACAGCTCCGGCACCTCGCGGTTCGTCGCCAGGATGTCCTCCCACTTCGCCACGGGGCTTTCCTGGGCGGCAACCGGGCAGTTCATGCGCTTGGTCATGAAATCGAAGTTGACGGCGGGGTTCTCTACGTAGTCGGCGTACTCCTTCTCGATCTCGGTGTGAAGGATTGGCAGATACGGGAGGGATGGATTCGCCTTCTCCCAGTTCCTGGGGTCGTTGACCTCCTCGGGGCGGTCGAGCTTGCACATGAACGGAAGAAAGCCGTTGTCGTGCTTCTCTCCGGAGAGGATCTTCTTCGATTTGCTTTTCAGCGAGTCGAGCACGCCGTCGCGCACGTCGCCGTCGGTTGTCGTGTAGAGCCTTCGCGGGTGTGGCTTCTTGCCGAGGCCCGTGGTGAAGACGTTGATGTTCTTCCAGTTCTCGTAGGCGTGCACCTCGTCGAAGATGACCATGCCGGAGCGAAGGCCGTCCTTGCTCTTCGGGTTGTCGGTGCGGTACTTGATGCGGGACTTGGTGGACTTGCTCGTGATGACGACTTGGTTCCAGGAGAAAGACCGCTGGAACTTCCTGTAGTTGTCAGGATCTTCGAGGACGTTGTAGACGTCGTCGAACGAGGTCTTCGCCTGCTCCTCGGAGTTGGCGCAGATGTCGACGTCGTAGAAGCCGATGCCGTTGGCGTTGGTGATGGCGCAGAACGCCACGAAGCCGTCGAAGCCGTTCTTTCCGGCTCCGCGCCCGACGTAGATGAACATCTCGTCCCAGCGGGGCGTGCCGTCGGCCTTGAACACGCACATGAAGAGCGTGAAGCAGAACTTCTCCCACGGGAGGAGGTCGAACGGGAAGTACTTCTGGTACCCCATGTACCGCTCGATGCGCCCGTAGTCGATGATGAGATCCTCGGTAGCGAACACGTGCCGCACATGGGCAACGAGCTGGTGCTGCTCGGCGCATGCCTCGATGCCGCCGGTCTCGACCAGCCTCATCCATTCGGTGATCTCGGGGCAGTCGATGCGCCGCCGCTTCCTGGGACGGAGGTCAGAACTCCTCTTCGCCGCCATCGTCCTCGGCGACCGGCACGACGAGCTTGCAGCGCGACGTCACGGTGAGGCCCAGGGATGAGGCGCAGGTGTGGGCCTGCTTGAACGCGCGGTCTTGGGCGATCTGAACCGCCTTGATGTCCTCTGGCTTCGAGAGACCGACGAGCTTTGCGGTGAACGACTCGTAAAGCGATTCGGAAACCACGTAGCGCGCCAGGAGGTCGGCGTCGGGCTGCCCGAAGCTGTCCGGCATGAGATGGGAGAGCATCTTGGCGTAGCGGTCGAAGTCGGCCACGCGCTCGGGCCACTGGAAAAGGTACTCGGGAGGCTCGATGTCGCGCAAGTCGATGGGCACGTTGACTTGCGACGCCTTGCGCTCGTCGTAACCCGCCCGCGTCAGATGGGTCTTTCCGCGCGCGGCGATGACCTCCACGGGCTGTCTCTGTCGTCCGGCCACGGCATCACCTCCTCTCAAAAGTCGGCCAAAAAAGGAAAATTTTCTAACTTGTCGGGTATCTCCCCCCGTTGCCAGCCCCTCTTGTGAGACCCCCCAAGGGGGGCTGGGGGGCCTATCTCGCATCAGGTGGGCAAAGATGCCGCATTCACCATCTCTCGTCCGTCAGCGGCCTCTCATCGCCTCTCTTCCTCCTCGGCCCCTGGAATCTCCCGTGGGCCTTGTTGTGGCACGCCTCGCATATGGCCCACAGGTTCCTCTGCATATTCCCCTCGGCGTCGGTGTAGTAGCGGGACAGCGCCAGCTCCGGGCGATCCTTGACCTCGTTCACGTGGTGGACGCACGTGGCGCGCACGGGCGGCCCCGCCTTCTCGCGGCACCACTCGCACTCCCCGTGGGCGTCTGCCATGACGGCATCGCGGAGGATCCTCCATTCGTCGGTCTTGTAGAAGCGGTACAGTCTGCCGCCCTTTATAAGCTCACTTATCCACGACGCGAGGGAGCGGTCTTTGGGTACCCTCATGGCTCGATCCGTTTCAGGGCATGAAAAAAGGGACGCCGCATGACGTCCCTTCGGTTGATTCTCTCTCTTGCGGACGGGATCTCTCCCCTTCCGCGTTTCTGACTGGCTACACCATATCACAGGTTTAGCGGACATTTGCGGACAACTTTACCGTGCGGTTTCCTTGCTGACGATTTCCTGTGCCATCTCCATGGCGCGGATGTGCACGCGCCGGTAGTTCCTGTCGGAGTACCCCATGCGGTAGGCGGCGACCGTGGGCCTGTCCCTGTCGATGTACCGATAGTGGAGGCACTGGCCGAGCTGGATGTTCTCGTGCATGACGGCCCTAACGAGCGAGCGCGCCTCGTCCCTCACGGAGATGTAGCGCTTGATCTCGTCGTCGATCCTGTTGCAGAGGTCTACGAGCTTGGCCACGCCGCCGCCCAGCTTGTCGGCCGAGGATCCTCCCCCCGATGCCGAGGGGTCGGAGGTGATCGAGTAGAGCGCACTGATGATTCGGTCGTGCTCCTCGGTCAGGCTCTCCAGCTCGTCGCAGGCGATGCCGTAGCCTTCCAGGATCTCTTGGGCGCAGCGCGCGTTAACGTCGGTCATGTGCCAGTCCTTCCACTATTCGGTTTTCAAGGTTCGTAGATTATAGCGCGTCACCGCATCTTCCGTGGCGCTCTCGGCAGTTTTCCATGGCGGCAGGCCGCGAACCTCTGGCGGCCTTGCGGCGCGTCCCTGGGGAGCGCGTCGCCGACGCATCTGAGCATATCTTGGAACCGATCACCGATGACGGCCAACGCCTCTCGGGCCTTCTCGATCTCGTCCGCGTGCTCCTCGGCCCACCTCTCGTCGTCGGGGTCTTCGTAGCAGCCGCCGACGATGCACGGGGAAACCCCGTACCGCTCCCTGAACCCGCGCGGCGCGGCGCATTCGCCCGCTCGGTCTCCCCCGGCCTCGAAGTCGCATATTCCCGAGTAGCACATCAGCGGCACCTCCTTATCTCGTCCATCGCCACCCAGCACACGATCCCCAGGGGCACCAGCACCGCCGCCAGGGCGGCGCGGGCTAACACGGGGCCTCCCTTGGCTCGAAGTCGTCTGGCCTGTGGCAACGGTGGCGCGGGCCGTAGCCCCTGTAGTCGCGGGTGAACAGCCGCGCGCCCTCGATGCTCCGCTTCCACGCCATGACCTCGGGGCGGCAAGCTTTCACGGAACCTCCCCTGCTGCCGTACTTGCTCGTGCGGCAGTGGTTGGCGCAGTTCCCGCACACTTTCTCGACTTCGCTCATTCGGCCACCACCTTCGCGCCGCAGTTCGGGCAGTACGCGAAGCGCGCACCCATGGGCATGACGGCGACATGGCCGCACGACAGACGATACGTTGTCGTCCCACAGTTTCCACCGCCACTCACACCGTCGATGCAGCACTCCCTCACCTTCTGCCACGTCTCCCCGTCGTGGACGGCCTGTGCGAACTGCTCGTCGGTGACGGCCGCGCGGGCGTTCCAGCGAAGCACCAGCTCGTCGAGCGTGTGCCATTCCGGGCAAACGTCTACCGCCTCCAACGTGAGAAGGCACTCGTCGCACACGATGCCGTCCACTTGGCCGTCGGTGCGGCGGTGTATTAGCACCGGGCCACCGCACAGAGGGCAGGGCTTCAGCTCATCGCTCATCTTTCGTCTCCTCTCAGATCGCCGGCGAGGTACCTGCACTCTTGGCAGCAGGGATGGGGCTCGTCGTTCTTTTCCGATGTCCCGAACCCCAGACACTCGCCCGTCTCGGCGAACCGGCTGTACCTCATCTCGCCCCTGCACTCGCGAATCGGGATGACGAAGCAGCCCGAGGGCTTTCGCGCGAACCGCCTCATAGCGCCTCCTCCAACCACTCGTCCACGGTCTTGCACGGTATCCCGCAGGCCTCGCACACGGCTACTCGCCTCCCTTCTCGTCATCATCATCCAGTGGTTGCGTGTTGGCTCCCTGCATTCCCACGCAACGAATGGCGAGCGCGCAGGACAGCTTTCCGTTACACTCAAACGCCCACGCGCAGTCGGGGTCGCACTCCATGGCCCCGTGGTTGAAGGCCTCGGAATTGGCGAGGCTCATCTGGCAGATCATTCCGCGCCTCCCGTCCGCTTGTCCAGCTCCCTTTGGCGGCGCAGCAGGTCGAGCACCATGGCACCTTCGCAGCTGTAGGCGTGGTACCACCGCCACGGCTTATCGCCGTCGATCTTCGCTGGGCATCTTTCGCACGAGCATCCAACGCACTCCCAATAGGTCATGTAGCCCTTTCTGGCGTCCCGATCGATGCGCTCCTGTGTGTCGGGATGGGTGTGGGTGATCCACGATGCGTCGCACCACGGCTTGGAGTGATGGTCGAACATCACAAAGCGGTGATCGCTTCCTCTGATCTTCCGCTTAAATCCGAGCACCGTGAGCGGCTCGCCGACTTCGACGCCGAATAATCCGTAAGACCTCGGCCCGGCTTTAAAATCGACACTGCCTGCGTGCGCTTTGCCCTCGTCGGTCAGCCACACCGTCTCACCCACCACGATCGGCTTCCCGTCGGCTCCCAGATCCTCGGGGGCGGGGCGCTTGACGCGCTCTCCGTCGCATAATGACGCGCTGCGCTCCTCAACGAACCCGAGGCAATAGGAACCATCGAACGTGTTGATGCAGTCAATCGTGCACGTCTCGCCTGTGTACGGGTGCTCAGCCTTGTCTCCGATATGCACCGGCTCCCCGTCCTCGAAGCGTGGGCGCGGTATGGCGCAGCGGTCGAGCCATGCGCCGAAGTCCTCGCTGGGCTTGAAGTCGGGCCAGCCGTTGGCCTTGGCCCACAGCTCGGCACCACGGAGCAGGGAAAGCTCGCGGGCCTGGGCAAGCTCGGCGTCGATCTTGTCGGCAAGGGCGTATAATCACTCGGAATGCCGGATTTTTCTGCTCAGGCAAATGAGGTCGATCAGGTTTGTCATCACGGTGCCGCTAGATCCCTCGTAGCCATTGCCGGCTTCCCGCAGCAGCTCCGATGCGGTCATGTCCTTGGGGTCTTTATCGGCCATCTCCGGCCTCCTGCGGCTCGCAGACGGGCCCTGAGACCTTCACTGACGCCTTCTCGAAGTCGTCGGCGGGTAGGCACCCGTAGAACGGCACCGCCTTGATGCGGGACGCAGGATCCTCCGAGAAGACGCGGCGCGCCATGACGGCCGCCTCGTCGTAGTCGTCGAAGGCGGCGATGGGCTCGCTCACGCCGGGGTAGCCGATGGTGTAGATCGCCTTGGTTCTCATGCGATGTCCTTTCCGAGGAGGGCCCGCGCGGGCGGTGCCGCGAGCGAGGGCGACTCGGCTGAATTGCCGCCTCTCCCCCTTCACTGCGGGTCTTCCTCTCTTCTAGCTCTGCTTATCTATGCTTATCTATGCTTATGTTCGATTTCCCTGGGGAAACCTTGGTTAACTGTGGGGGTATTTTGGCCCGACTGTGGGGGTATTTTCGCCCTACTGTGGGGTTATGGCCCCCGACTGTGGGGGTATTTGCCCCCACACTTACCCCTATTGACTGTGGGGCTATTCGCGCGCCGACCGTCGGAATGCCCCCACACTCCTTTAAGTAACTGTGGGGTTATTTCCAGACGTTCGAACGCGCGTTTCCCCCACGGTTGCCGGGGTTAAAGTGGGGGTATCGGCGGGGGCGGGTTGACGACGTAGAGGCTCGCGTGGCCCTTCACGCCACGGTGGACGGGCGTCAGAAGGCCGATCTCCACGAGTCCGGAAATGGCGCGGTTCGCAGTCTCGTCGCGCCCGTCGAGAAGCCCCGCCGCCCAGCCGCGCGAGAGCTGGACGCACTGGAAGTCGTCGAAGGGCACCGTGGCGCGCCCGGTCGACTTCATCCAGTCCCAAAGCCACAGGGCCTCCTTCTCGGGCAGCGCGCCGGCGTCGCGGACGATGCTGCACATAGGGCCGAGCAGCCTCGGCCACAGCGCGTCTCGCCGCTCCATGAGGAGTGCGCCGGCCAGGATGCCCATCGTCTCGGGCCTCATCTTCCAGAACGGGGGCGGCCCCGAGAAGATGCCGCCCTCGTCGTACGCGCCGGCTTCTCCGGCCATGCGCACCTCCTCTCTGATCGCCTCGGTCATCGGTCGTCGGGGTCTGGCGGGTCTGGCGGATCCGGCGGGTCTCCATCGAAATCTCCGCAGTCATCCCAGTCGCTTGGGTACGTGAACTCATCGGCGTAGGAGCACCAGCCCCACCAGCAGCCGCAGGGGCACTCGCTCCAGTGGGCGCAGCGGTCACACCATCGGCGCGGAACGGCATCGTCCGGCGGCTCCAGGGGGCCGTCTGGCACGTCGTAGGGCCTCATGCAGGTCATATCGGCACCGACCCCCTAGAAGAGGCGCATCTGGCCGCTGTAGAGGCCCAGGCGCTCCACGTCGCGCTCCAGGGCGCGCGCCAGCTCGTCTCTGCTGTCGCAGCCCATACCCCATCCGCTGCAGTTTCCCTTGCGGTCGTCTTGAGCGTTGTAGTAGACGATGGCGTTTCCCGCGCGGCCGGTGACGCAATCGGCGAACCTGCCGCCGGTCAGCATGGTTATCTCGACCTTGTCTCCGCAGGCGGCTACGTACCTGTTTCCGTACCGCTCGAGGATCTCGAACTCGCACAGCCCGAGGCCGTTGGCCCACTCGCACAGGCCCTCGGCGGTCTCGCCCTCGAAGTCGCCCCCCATCACGCCACCTCCTCGACGTCGAACAGCGACGGCGCGGCCATCTCTTGGTCGTGCGCGCGCAGGTACGCCACCCCGTCGTCGAAGTAGCCGGGGTTCAGCTCGGTCGCGGTGCCGCGACGGCCCGCCAGAAGCGCCCGCAGAGGCACCGTGAACAGGCCGCCGAACGGGTCGAACACCAGCTCGCCGGGGTTGCTGTAGCGCTCAATGAGCCTGTCCACGATGTCGAACTGCAGCGGGCACACGTGCATCTGCTGCCGCTTGCGCGACTGCTGGGTGTTCAGCGTGAGCATACGGTTCACGTCCGTCCACACGTCCGGCGCCCACGAGGACGGCGCGAGCGCCATGAACGTGGCCGGGAGCCTCCCCGCCCCGTCCATCTCCTCGGCGAGCGCCACGTGCTCGCGGTAGTCGTAGACCGTATCCGACGAGCGCTTGGAGAACGCGCGGCACACCTCCGAGATGTCCATCGCGGCCACCTCGTCCGGCCCCAGCAGGCGGTCGCCTGAGGATCGCCAGAAGGCGTGGGCGTCGGTCTGCCAGCGGGCGCGGGAGTACTCGTCCTTGCCCTTGGCCACGGGAACGTCGGCGTAGCCGCGCGTCCGGTCGGTCTGGGGCTTGTGGAACAGCAGCACGTACTCGGGGCACCCCACCCCCATCTTCGTGCCGTCCTTGCACTGCTCAGTCCACCCGAGCCGGTAGGTCTGGTTGTTCTCGCGCACGACGTCGGTCACCACGGTGACCATGCCGATGAAGTCGAAACCGTGGCCCATGGTGTGCTCGATCACGAGCGCGTGGAACGGATCTACCGTCGGGATGCCGGCCCCGGTCACGTTGCCGAACAGGATCCTGTCCTTGACATGGCACGCGTAGATTCGCCCGGGGCGAAGCACGCGCAGAAGCTCGGGGGTGAGGTAGTCCATCTGGGCGAAGAACTCGCCGTTTCCGGAGGTGTGCCCGAAGTCGTTGTAGCTCGGCGTGTACTCGTAGTGGTTGGCGAAGGGTATGCTCGTCACGATGAGGTCTACCGAGTCGGACTCCATGGCGGCCGTCTCCTCCACGGTGTCGTTGTTCACCACGCGCCACCCGTCGCCGGACTCCTCGCGGCGCTCGCAGCCGATGGAGCGGCGCATGGCGTCGGCTGCGGCCGTGTCGGAAAGCCCGTACTCGCGGATGATCTCGGCCATGCGGGAGGTCAGCTCATCGTGGGCGCGCCACTTCTCGCGAAGCACGTCAACCACGCCCTCCTCGCCCTCGGCGTAGATGATGTCGATGCGCACGGGGCTTTCCTGCTGGAAGCGCTGCACGCGGTGGATAGCCTGAATGAAGTCGTTGAACTTGAACCCGACGCCGCAGAATATCTCGCGGTGGCAGTGCCTTTGGAAGTTGCAGCCGGAGCCGGAGAGGATGGGCTTGGTGGCCAGCAGCCGGAACTCGCCGTCCGAGAAGCCGATCACGCGGGCCTCCCGCTCGTCCAGATCCTGCGAGCCGTAGACCTCAACGGCCTCGGGTATCTGGCGCTTGATCTCGCGGCGCTCGTCCTCCAGGTCGTGCCACAGGATGAAGCTGTCCTCCGGCGAGGCTGCCACGATCTCGGCGGCCTTGGCGATGCGCTCCACCATGGTGTCGTGCTTGATTTCGGCGGCCTCCGAGAGCGACATGGCAGAGTCGCGCACGAGGCGAACCTGGCCGTCGCGGTCGCAAGGGAGTTCGGCGTCATCCGGCGCGGCCACGCGGTGCCAGACCACCTCGATCTCCGGGAGGTCGTACCCATCGTCGGAGTAGCCCAGATCGCTCGGCCTCTGCACGAACACGGCCCAGGTGGACAGCCACAGCCAGAACTCGCGCTCCTTGTGGGGGTAGATGGTCAGGTTGTTCGCCTTGGTGGAGTCGCGCTGGAAGAAGCGCGTGAGGGCCTGGCCCGTGTCCATGACGCCGAGGTACCCGGCGTAGTGGATAAGCTCCTTGTAGCGGTTTGGCGACGGGGTGGCGGTGGCGACGAAGCGGTAGGGCACGCCCGCGAACAGCTCGAGGAACGTCTGGTAGGTCTTGGAGCCGTAGGATCGGAGCACGCTCGCCTCGTCCAGGCTCGCGGCGACAAAGCCCGACACGTCGAGCCGACCGTCGCGCACGCTCTCGTAGTTGGTCAGGTACAGCCCGTCGCCCTCCACCTCGTCGTCGGTGCGCACGAACTTGGGCGCGAGGCCCAAAAGCCGCCCGTCGCGCACGAACTCCTGGCGCACGCCGAGCGGGCACACGATGAGCGCGCGGCCTCCCTCTCGCTCGAGCACGAGCCGCATGATCTCCAACTGCATGAGCGACTTTCCGAGGCCGAAGGCGGCGAAGATGGCGCGCCGGCCTCCGCGCAGGCACCACCGCACGATGTCGCGCTGGTGCGGGAAGAGCACATCGCTCACGTCGTCGCCCGGGTCGAATCCCGCATCGGGCGGCTCGACGGCCTTGGCGGCCAGGAAGTCGTAGTATCCATCGATGCTCACGCGACCACCTCCAAGACGTACCACGCGCCGCCGATGCGGGCCACCCATCCGAACACGGGCGACCACAGGGCGTAGCTACTCGGCTTCTCCATCGCCGCCACCCCCCATCTCGCGGTAGAGCCTCTTCCACGCGACGCCGACGGACGCGCCGGAGGCCACGAGCACGACGCCCATGGCCATGCAGCCCGCGCCGTCGCCGAAGATGACGCCGACGCCGGCGGCCACGCAAACAAGCCCCGAGACCACGAGGCCGAATGCGAGCGCGGCCAAGAACTGGCCGGGGTTTCTCAAATTGATCAAAGGTACCTCGCCTCCTTGTCCATGGCCTCCGCGCACGCGCGGCAGCGGAGGCCGAAAGCCTTGAGGCACGGGTCGGCCGCCGCTTCTGGGCAGCCTCCCGTGGCCTCCATGAGCGCGCACTCGGCGCTGAGCGCGCGCTCCCGGTAGTAGTCCCTCTGGCGCACGGCCTCGTTGGCCATGCGGCACGCCTCCTGGAAGGCGTAGCGCAGGGCCCGTATCTGGTCGCGCACCAGGTGCGCCGGGACTTCGATGACCGCCACGGTCTACCCGTTCGTCATGCGCACGGGCATGACGATGGCCGTGCAGCCGCCGCCGGAGAACCGGAGCGGCTTGATGGGATCCTGGATTTCGAGCACGACCTCGGCAGACGGGATGTTCGACACCGCGTCGACCGCGTAGACGGCGTTGAGTGCCGCAACGACCGGCGCGCTCACCTTCGCGTCCACAAGCTCGCTCATGGACTCCACGTCGGATTTCCGGCTGACGTTTATGCCGCCGTCGTCGAGGGCGAGAATGACGGGATCGGATCCGTCGATTACGGCGGCGCGCTTGAGCGCGTCAAGGAGCGCCCCACGGTCTACCTCGGCCCGCGTCGTCGGCTCGATGGCGATGATGCCATCGCAGTTCGGGAAGTTCCCGGCGTAGGCGCGGCCAACGACGGCGTCCTCGTCGCTCGAGAGCCCCACCGTGGCGTCGGATCCGAACAGGGTGACGCTCGCCCCGGCCGTCTTGGCGAAGTCGGAGATCATGCGCACTGGCACGTTCATCTCGAAGTCGGGGGCGTCGGGGGCCGGGATGCTCGATCTCGCGATGCGGTACGAGTCGGTGGCCGTGGCCCGGATGGTGCCGTCCGCGCACTTGAGGTTGACGCAGTCCATGATCAGCTTCTTGCTGACCGTCTCGCCCTCCTTCTCGCGCTTGGCCGCGTAGGTCGTGTGCGCCGCGAGCGACGCGAGGGAGGCCGACTCCACGGTGACCGAGAGCACCTCGCCGGGGCTCATCAGGCCCGGGAAGTCGTCGGGGTCGAGCGACGGGACGTCGAAGGTGGAGCGCCCGCACGCTATGTTGACGGTTCTGCCATCGCCGGTGAGATCCACCGGCTTGTCCGGAAGCGCCTTGACGACCTTCGAGAGCATCCGGGCGCTCACGAGCACCTCGCCGTCCTCGGAGACCATGGCCGCGCCGCACACGGATCGGACGGAGTCGTTCAGGTCGGTGGCCTCGGCCACGAGACGGCCGGAGCCGTCGACGGACAGCTTGACGCAGGCGAGGTAGGACTCCTTCTGCTTCTGCGCGAGCTTGCAGGGCCGCTCGATGAGGCGCGCAAGCTCGCTCTTTGAAACGGTGACGATCAACTCGCCACCTCCTTTCTCATGGGAAGGGACGCCACCCCGGCAGCCGGAGGGCGTCCCACGTGTTGATTTGGAAATCGGTGATGAGGTACGCCCAGAAGGCGCTCTGCCACCCGCGCACGTCGGGGGCGATGTCGGCGTCCTCGCCGTCGGCCCACCACAGGTGCAGCCGGTGGCGCTCGGCCGCGCCGTGGTGCAGCAGCCTCCCGTCGGCGTCGAAGAGCGCGTTCCCGCGCCCGCACAGGTGCACCATGGGGCCTGACGAGCCGCCGAGCGAGCGGGCCACCACGTGGTGTCGCTCAGGGTGCGGCCTCCCGCACACGGAGCACCACCCGGGGAGGTGGTCTGCGCCCCTCATGTTGTGGGCCGACAGGCGCGACATGAGATCGGCGCTCAAACGGGAATCACCTCGACGTCGTCGCCGAACAGAGGATCCTGGCCCTCGCAGGGCTGGGGCGGCACGGGGAACGCCTCATCCAAAAACTCCATGGCCACCTCCACCTGCATCTCGTTCATTCGGTAGTACGGCTCGGCGAACTCGGCGAGGATGGCCTCGGCCAGCTCGTTGCCGTCGTGCAGGCCGAGGGTGTGGCGGGCCTCGATGGCCTCAGCGAGCCTCCGCTGGGCCTTGGTTGCCCGCGCGGGGAGGTGCGGCTTGAACGCGGGCCGCCCGTCCTCGCCGTCGGGCGGCCAGGTCACCTCGTCGTCCTCGTCCATCCACATGGCCAGACCGCAGCCGAAGCGCATGGCGGCGTTGCGGATGGCGTCGCCGATCATCTCCTTGACGGCGTCCGGGCCGTCCTTGCCGCCCGCGTCGCCGAATCCGATGCGCTCAACGCCGCACACGGTGAGGTATATCCACAGCACACCGTGGGTAACCGGCTCGCCGGAGGCAGTAACGGCCATGGGCCGCCATCCCCAGGCGGGGTCTACCTCGTTCAGGCGCTCGGTCACGCGGGCGTGGCCGACGTAGCGGAGATGGCGCGCGGGAAGGGCGTGGGTCTTGCCGCAGCGCGGGCACTTCTGCACGGCCGAGGCAGGCACGAACCGACGCCCCTCGCTGTTGAAGTCGTAGGGGCCGACGTAGACGGGCCGAAGCTCGATGTCCTCCTCGGGGAACGGCTCGCGCAGCTTGGCGAGGCCGCGCTCCTGCCACTGGGCCATGGCGATCTTCTCGGACGCTCCCATGCTAGGCCACCCCCTTGACGCCCTCGCTCACGATGCCGAGCGACTTGGCGTACTCGGCGATCATGGTCGCCTGGGCCTTTGTGGCGCGGAAGCGGAACTCCCACTCCTGCACGCGCTCGCGGCGGCCCGCACGGGCGCGCGGCGCGGCGGCCGGGGAGGCAGCGGCGGCCTCGGCCGCCTTGGCCTGGGCCATGGCGCGGGCAACGCGCTCCTCGGCCTCTCGCTGCATCTGCTCGGCGTGGCGCTCGCGGGCCTCCACCTCGTCGGAGAGCCGCTTGGCCTCGGCGAGGGCCGCAGACAGGTCGAGGTGCGCGCAGTAGTGCCTGTCGGCGTCGGTGGCGAACTTCGGGGCGGCGGCGCGGATGGCCTCGCGGTCGCGCACCGCCGTGGCGATCATGTCGCCCAGCGCGGATACGGCCTTGGTCTCGGCCCACTTGCGGCCCGTGAGCGCCGGCTCCCGCTCGATGAACCGCTCGAGCGGGATGGCCTCCATGAGGTCGGGGGCCTGGGCCTCGTACTCGGCGCGCAGGGCCTTGACGCGGGCGGCGCGGAACTCCTCGTCCATGCGGTCGAGGATGCCGTCGATGGCAGCCACCTGCTCCTCGATGACCTGCTTCACCTCGTCGCACTGGCGCTTGAAATCTTCCTTGGGCGCGTCGTAGGCGCGGAAGGCGTCCTTTCGGGCCTGCTCGATGGCGGCGATCTTGGAGTTCAGGTCGGCTCGGATCTTCTTGGCGGCCTTGCGGTCTTCGTCGGTGACGATCTGAAGCGACTCGAACCGGCTCACGTAGGCGCGCGCCGCCGTCTTCATGGCGGCGAAGTCGGCCGTGAGGCCGCCGGAGGTAGCGCCCATCTCGATGACGGCGAGCGCGCTCACTCCTGGAACAGGCTCTGCTGCGCCATCCGGCACAGCTCGGACTTCTTGGGTCTCTTGCATTTGTCCCCCTTTCTGCGGGGCTTTCCGTAGTCGATGTTGGCGGTGCAGTCCCCGGCATCGGCGAGGCGCACGGCCTCGGCGTAGCTGCGGGCCGGGAACGGGTAGGGCTCGCCCATGGCCTCCTCCCACTTGGCGGGGAGGTCGAGGTCGTCTATGGGCGAGCGGTTGCAGCCGATGACGCGCGTGAAGCCGGGGCGCATCATGGCCATGTAGCGAGCGATCACGCTCCACAGCTCGTGGGAGAAGCGGAACTCGCGGTCGTTGGTTATGCGAAGCCCGCTCTGGCGGGCCAGCGTGTAGATGGCGTCGCGGCCCACCCATGTGGAGCCGCGCGCCACCTCGGAGTGCACGATGTGCATGACGCGGCGGTAGGTGTCGTTGTGCTCGCGTATCCAGAGCAGCCCGTAGTCCAGCAGCTGCTCGGGCGTCTTGCGGCGGCACCTCATGGCGCATCGGCCGCCTGGGCGGCGGCGTACCCGTCGCTCCACCCCGCAGAGTGGCCCTCGGCGTAGCCCAGCGAGCGGGCCTGGCCGATGGCCCAGAACATGGCCACCACGACGAGCACGGCGAGGACGGCCATGGCGGTGTCCGACACCGTGGGCTTTGGGCGCTCGCACGGGATGTGGTAGTATTCGCGTGTCTTGGGATCGCTGAAAGTGCCAGGACGGCGCGCCCCCTCTTTGACCGGTCGGGGCGCGATCTTTTTCTTTGGGCCCTCACGCGGCGGCTTTCGGCGCGTCGGGCGCGGATGATCTCGATTGCTCAACTCCTTCGCTCCTCTCTGCGAATCGTCGGAGCGCCGGCGCTACGGCCGACGCGGGATCGTCCTCGGGCACGTGCACGACGGCGGTTCCGAGGCTGCTTGTAAAGACGTGCGTCCCCTTGGGGAACGCGATCTGGTCGGGCGGCGGCATGGGCCTCCCCTCTCGCTTCGTGCGGTCATTCCTTCGGGGTCGCTTTTCCGGCCAGCGTGCCCGAGTCGGCCATTCGGTTGTTAAGGTTCGGACGCCCTTCGGCATCCAGGGGGCGGCACCACTGATCCGCCGCTATTCCCGCAAGGGCGCGCGTCCGAGTGCCTATTTCTTTGCGCGCCCGTGCCGCCCCCTGGATGCCGGCCCCCGCAGGGGCCGGACTTTGTTAGCGGCTAGGCCGCCTCTGCCGCCTCCTCGCGGGCGGCCGTCTCGGCCTCCCATTCCTCGCACAGGGCCCAAAGCTCGGCGAGGAGGCGGAACTCCGCATCGGGGATGTCTTCGAGCATGGGCCGTAACCTCCTTTTCGCTTGTCGGTTGGTAGTTTTCGCTTGACCCATAAGGGCAGTTGCTTGAAATCAATAAGTTCGCCAAAGTAGCGCGACAGTGGTAGAATCACCCGGTTATACAACTACCGCCGCACGAGACAACGCCCTTGACAACTGAATATGGACGCAGCATGAGAAAAGCTCCGAGACATGCAACCGAGAAGGACTTGAAGCGCTTGGAGCGCTCGGATGCTCGCGTCCGTATTTCAGAAAGCATCATTGTTGGCCTGGTGGTAAACGCCTTGTGGCTACTCATCGAAAGGCTCTTCTCGCCTGATTTTCTCGACTTCGCATCTCAGATCATCAATGTTCTTTAGGATCGAGCACCACCCGACGATGCCGAAGATAAGCACCGTCCCATCTCCGATGCCCAGCGTCCTGTTGAGCAAGAAAACGAACAGGGCCAAGGCGACGGCGAATAATAGCGCCGCCCCGATTTTGCCAATACGACGATTCACGCCACACCTCCTTCCTAGGCCGCGTCACCGCAGAGACCGACGGCCTCGTCGATGGAGAAGCCGGTGATGCGGGCCAGCTTCGCGATCTCGCCCAGGCTGAACTCGCGCAGGCCCCGGCGCTTGGCCGAGAACGTCCCGGGGCTCATGCCCATCACGTCGCGGGCGAAGTCGTCCAGGTTGATGCGGTGCACCGCCGTGTAGGCCAGCACCGACTCGTCGATGACGGGGCTGTAGAACTCCCCCGTCTCACCGATTCTTGGCATCCTTATCACCTCCTTTCCGCTTGCTCGCGAGATTCCATCCGGCCAAGATACCGCTACACATCAGGCACATTCCGAACATGAGCGTGAACATATGCGCATCGCCACGGCCCCAAAAGAAGATTTGAAGAGCGAGGAACACGAAGGAGAAGAGCGCCATGAGGCGCTTCAGCGCATCGCCCACGGCCCTACTCCCCCACCGTGAAGAGCGCCGCCTCCAGGGCCGCCAGGATCTCGGTCACGGCGTAGCCGTCGGCGTCGTTGCCAGCGGCCATGAACAGCGCGCGGTCGTAGTCGTAGACGCACGCGCCGTCGGGGGCGCAGACGTTGAGCTTCACCACGCGGGAGCCATTTGGATGCTCAGGGGTGACGATGCCGACCTCGGACGGCAGCAGTTCGGCGATGCCGTAGAAGGCGTATCCGTCGGCGGTCTTGCCATTGAAAATCGTGCTGCCGGTGATGGGCACCTCCTGGACGTCGAAGGACACGCCGCCATCGCCCTCGGCCTCGCCCTCCGCGCCGTAGGCCAGGGCCTCGGCGATGGACTTGACGGCCTCCACGATCTTGGCGATGAGCGCGTCCATGTCGTAGCCGGCGGCCTCGGCGTCGGCCCCGTAGTACTCCACGGCCACATCTGCCACGCGCTCGCCGTTGCGGGTGAGCACCACGCCGTCGCCGCCAAGCGGGGCCTCGCAGTCGGTGTAGCCGTCGAAGGAGATGCTATAGTCGTGGCCCTTCTCGTCGTAGGCGTAGGCCTTGAGGCGTCCGTCCGTGATCATCGTCCATTCCATCGTGAGGCTCCTTCGGTCAAAAACTTTCGTATTTGAAACTATCCGTATTTAACTCTCAGATATGAAAGAAGTCAACCCCTTATTTGACTTATTTCTTTCATATGTGTAAGATTTCAAATATAGAGGAAAGGAGCAGTCGTGAGATTCAACGAAGTTTTTCGCGAACTTGTGTCCCAACGTGGTGTTATGGCCCGCTTGAGCGAGGAAACAGGAATCTCTGCTGGCCTGCTTTCTAACTACAAGAAAGACATAGATCCTTCTCTGACGAACGCTACGAAGATCGCCCGTTTCTTCAATATCTCGTTGGATTACATGGTGGGACTCAAAGACACCCCAGAAATAGAAGGGCACTCCCCCGCCCATGTCATGGAGATAGAGACCGTCCGGCTCGTGGAGGACTTCGAGTCGCTTCCCGAGGAGGGCAGGGGCGCGATCCTCGATCAGGTGGAGTTCCAGAAGATGAAAAGCCAACGCGCCCAATCGGACGTGCAGGATAATCCCATTTCCGGGATCGCTTGATTAAAGACCATGAGAAGAAGATTGTACAAACCTGTTTCGCAAGAAGCCGAGCAATCAGGGGCGGGAAGAACATACTCTGTCATCATGTCGTTTTTCATTGTTCTAAGCCTAGTTCCTCTCTGCTTTCATGAGGATTCTCCTGTATTCTCGGTGATCGAATACGTCTGCGTCTCGGCATTCATCGTTGACTATGCGATCAGATGGGCGACTGCTGACTACAATCTCAAAAGAGGTGTTGCATCGTTCGTCATCTACCCGTTTACGCCCATGGCCATCATCGATCTGCTGACGATACTCCCCTGCTTCATCGCCCTGAACCCATCATTCAAGGCGTTAAGGATACTGAGGCTCCTTCGCGCTCTCAGCGCATTGAAGCTGATACGATACTCGAAGGGCGTCGATGCCCTTAAGCGCGCGGCAGTCAACCAGAGAGAGCAGCTAGCAGTGGTGGCCGCAATCGCGGCAGCCTATGTCGTGATATGCGCGCTTGTCATGTTCAACGTGGAACCCGACACATTCCCCACGTTCTTCTCGGCCCTGTACTGGGCCGTGGTGAGCCTCACAACGGTGGGGTACGGAGACTTATACCCGACGAGCGATATAGGAAGGGGGCTTGCCATGGTTTCGTCAATCGTCGGCATCGCCATTGTGGCAATGCCGTCAGGAATCATCACCGCAGGACTTATCGACGAGCTGGACAAACAGAAAGCGAAGTAA